TTCCGGATCATGGATGGTGCCTGATGGGCCACGGGACATTCATCTTCGAAGGGGAGTTCACCGAACTGTGCGAGTGGGACGGGCCCGATTGGTCAGGACCGGTCTGCGACTATGTGGCCAAGGGCTGGATGGACGCCAACGAAGTCCTTGGGATGCTGTTGGATCAGTTCGAAGTCCTGCCAGACCTGACCGCCGTTGAACGCTGCTACGCCCACATAGGCAAGGATGGGTGTGTCTTCTACCACAGTGACCCAGGGCCTGGCCGGTTCAAGGTCACGCACATTGACCGGCATAACGTGAAGTGGGTTGCCTGATGTACGAATACGAAGGCGGCCCCAGGGTCAGCTACGGTGACGCCGATGAGTCCATGGTGTTCGTGCGGGTGTGCCCGAACTGCGGACGCTTCGTGAAGGCGGATGATCCGCTGGAAACCATGGTGAACGGGCTGGATGAAGTGCGGCTGCCTGAGACAAACGCCACCTGTGCCAAGTGTGGCCGTGTGTCCATGCCGTTTGAAGGCTTCTTCTGATGCCGGTCACCCATCCACACGGCACCGTGAACCGCTACTGGGACGGGCCATGCCGATGCCTACCGTGTCGGCTGGCCCTGTCCGAGTGGAAGCGTACCCACCGGCCCAGGGTGCCCGTCAGCAAGGCCCAGGAAGCCATAGCCGCCCTGAAGGCCCAAGGGATGAGCCTTCGGGCCATAGCTGTGGCTGCTGGCCGTTCACGGGCCGCCCTGATAATCATCGTGAACGCTGAACGCCATGGACGCCGGTGGGTACACGCTGACACGCTGGACGCCCTGCAAGGCGTCACCACCAAGCCCTTTGACGCTGACGTGCTGATGGACGCCACGGTGGCCAAGCGTCAGGTCCGAAGGATGCTGGCTGCCGGTCACACCCACCACCAGATAGCTGACGCCGGTGACGTGTACCACGTCCGTGTCAGGCAACTGAGCCGATCCCGTAGCCCGAAACGCTGCTATGCGTCCACGGCTGCCGGTGTGGAACGGGCGTACCAGGCACTGATGTTCAAGGAACCGCTGGTGTGGCGGACGTGCGTGGAGTGCGGGACGGAATCCGAATGGCGGGGCGGTCACCTGGCGTGTCCATCGTGCCGGTCCACCAAGGCTTCCTGACCGTCTGTCCTGGTCGCGTCTAGGGATTGTCCAGGACAAGTCCACCCATAAGGTAAATGAACTGAACACAACACAACGTAATGTAATCGTAACTTGGAAGGGCATGGGAAACCTTGTGGATACTGTGGAAACTGTGGATAACTCGGCACCTGCGGTCCATGAACTGAAGACGTGGCCCGAACACTTCCAGGCTGTCATCGAAGGCACCAAGACCGCTGAAGTCAGGAAGATGGACCGTGACTTCAAGGTGGGTGACACGCTGTACCTTCGTGAGTACAAGCCACCGGCGTTGCAGAGTGGTGGTGTCAGTACCAGGGATGGTCACTACACCGGACGTGAGTGCTTAGGCACCATCACCCACATCTTGACCGGATGGGGTCTTCAGGACGGCTACGCCATGCTGTCATTCGGCCCGTACCGTGAGATTGTGCAGCCCCCATGTAAAAGGGAAGGCGAATGAGCCCCAGGCCGATCCTGAAGGCGTCCGGTGACCTTCGCCTGGCTGGCATCCACACTGAGTGGACCGAGAACGGCCAGACCAAGACCCTGATCCTGAAGGGCGAAGGCGTGACGGTCCACCTGGACTGTCCGGACAACCGGACGCCTGGAACACTCCTGGCCGCCTACCCCGCTTGGACATTCGTTGTTGCGTCCAAGACGGATGGGTGACACAATCAGGTGGACTGGCAAGGGGCCGGTCACCACACGGGAAGGTGGGAACCAATGGACAGACCGCTGGACTGGGCGTTCAAGATCGACAGCAACACTGAGCGTCCGCTGATTGACCGTATGCGTTTCAGCATCGGTGACCTTCGCGGTATTGACGCCGAGATCGTGACCAGTGCCCTGACTGGGCTTCCGTCAGCCAACCTGGCGTGTGAGAACGCCCCGAACCTGGCTGAAGGCAACGTGACCCAGTGGGCTGAACTGGTCCTGGCAGCCAAGGCGGTTGTGGACGCCGGTGACCTGAACCACGAACCGATCCACGCCCTGGCGTGGTGCCTTCGTGTCCTGGGCGTGGATATGACGCCTGTGGACCATCCGAAGAACACGCTGTGCCACTGGTCAACCGGCATCGAAGGCGTCTGTGGCGGCCCCATCTGCATCGAACACGGGCCGTCCGCTGTGTGCGAGACACCCGAGATTCCGAAGGGCGTCCAGAATGGCTGATGATCCGAAGGTCACGGTCAGGCTGTCCATCGACTCGCAACGCCGTCCGTTCGTGGCGTTCGACTGTAAGCCAGGGCAGGGCGTGGAACCCTGGTATGACTTCAGCCATGAAGGACCGGCCCTTGAGCGTGATGCTGTGGTCAGCCCTTCAGTCCTTGAAGCCTTCGCCAAGGTAGTGGCTGAAGCCCTGGATGACCCCAGGATCGTGTCCCACCTGCACCGGACACAGTTCTTTGACCCTTCGGCTGGGTGCTGACGATGGCTGATGCCTACTGCAAAGCCTGTCACGCCTGGGTCACGCATGACACCAGCCCGTCCGGACGCCATGAGCATCCCGCTGACCTGGTGACCCCAAGCCTTGGCACCAGCCCCAAGCCTGGCACCGATTCAGCCAAGGTCCTTCAGGCCATGATGGACGGGCCCGTGATCGACACACACGCCCAGGGATCGGCTGCCTGGTGGTCCACATGGGACCTGGTGCCCTACACCAACAGCGTCCACGTCCGTGACTTCATCCGTGACCTGAAGCACATGGGATGGACGTTCGATGAGCGGTGGACCACAGCCCAGGGCAAGCGGTACAAGGAATGGCGGCTGGTGCTGCCTAAGCATGGATCACAGGAAGGTCTATTCTGATGGGGGAATATGGGCGGGTTCCACGGGTCATAGGGTCAGAAGTCACCTACCGGAAGGAACAGCACATGGACAAGCGGATCAGCACCACACCGGCCTGGGCCAAGACGGTCACCGTAGCGTTCGTGGCCATCGTGGTCATCGGCATCTGGCTTATGGGGTACTACGCTGGCAGGGTGGATGCCATGGTGGCGAAGGCCAACGGTGCCACGTTTCACGCCATGCCCGTTCGGGTGCCGATGCCCCCACACAAGAAGGTCCACTGGAAGACCGGCAAGGCTTCCACCTACGGGATCGGTGACGGACTCCTTGGCCACAACAAGGCCAATGGCAAGCCACTGACCGCCAGGGAAATGGCCGTAGCCCACAAGCACTACCCCCTGGGCACCGTCCTGGTCATCAAGTACAAGGGCCGCACGGTCCGTGCTGTGGTCAGAGATCGTGGACCCTACATCCGTGGGCGTGTCCTGGACCTGGCACCGGCAACGGCCAGGGCCTTGCACTTCCGTGGCGTCCACAAGGTCCGGTATCGAGTCATCAAGTGGGGTCACCGGTGAAGGCTGACAAGGCCATCATCACGTTCCGGAACGAACACCTGGGGCTTCCGGAGATCGTCCACATCAACGCCGAAGAAGTAGAAGTCACCGTCCTGGATGACAGGGGACAGTGCCTGTTCAGCGGTTCAATAGCAGCACTGGCCAATATCGCTTCCAATTACGTCAAGGTGAAAGCCAAATGACGGGCGGGATCGGACAGGGCCTTCCCTGGTGGCTGCCCGAAGGCTTCCTGAACGTGGAACAGACGCTGGCACTGGGTGAGCGTGACCTGGTGCTGGCCGGTTCCTACACCTGCCCCGTATGCGCGGCCACAGAACAGGCACAGGTTCCCTATCCGGTCATACTTGACCCCGCCCACATCGTCACCAAAGGCATGGGCGGACGCCCTGGCGGATCGGGCCCAACGGTTCGTATCTGCCGAACCCACCATGACCTTGAACACTTCAGTGCCGATGGCATCCAGCGGACCATGGCCATCCGAGAGACTGACGGGGCCGTGTGCTGGCTGGAAGCCAGGATGGGCGTGTACGGCTACCCAGTTGGCGACATTGAAGTGACTGTCCTTGGCCATGCCCATCCTTGGACGTGGTGACCATGACGCCTGACGTGGTGGGGATCAGGACCAAGGAGAACCAAGCCGTTGAAGGCTGGCTGCTGTTCTGGGAAGACCGGCTGCTGGCCTACGAAGCCGCCAGGGAAGAAGTCATGGGCGGCAAGTCCAGGACGGTCATGGTTGGCGGACAGCGCGGCGGGAAGACCAGTGCCACTGAAGCCAAGGGTCTGAAGCTGGCCGAACTGGCCCAGCGTGAACCCTGGCTGATGTTCGTCAAGGACTTTGAAGCCATGCTGGGATCATCAGCACCCAACCTGCTGGTGGTCCTTCGCCTTCGCCGTCAGTACCGGAACTACCGTGGACGGCGTGGCTGGGTTGGGCCCGTGCAGGTACGCTACCCCATGGAAGTGGCAGCGGTCACCGGCAAACCGGCTGAAGGATACTTCCTGGTCAGCCGCAACAGCTTCCATGGCATGTGGCGGGACATTGTGGACCTGGCAGCCAGGGAAGCCATACGAAGGGGGCTAGTGTGAGCGTCCGCATGAAGTGGATTCGCTGCCCGATCCTTGGCCGTGGGGCAAGGTACGGTGATGTTGGGCGATTCAGCGGGGAGTTTGGACAGGCCAGGCGGGTGACGCTGGCTGGAAGTGCCGTCACCAGCATGAAGTCACAGCGGCTGCCTGGCCATCGTGTCAGAACGCTGAATAATGAACTGATGGTGGCGGTTCCAGCTGACCGGTATGACGATGAAGGGCGGCTGGTGTGACGATCCTTCAGTACGTCAACCGTGACCACAGCCACCCGTGGTACGGGCTGACCGGACTCAAGATGGCCCAGGGCTGTGGTCCTGGGCCACGGAACGTCCTGGTGCTGCTGGACGGCGTTGGTTGTGTTGTTGCCCCATACGGCAATTGGCGGAAGGTGAAGACGTGAGCAGGGAACAGCGTAGGGCCAGGCGTCGGAAGGTGGGCACCCACACGTCAATCTGTGTGGTCTGCGGGAAGCCGATCCCACGGCGGCAACCGGCCATGTACGTCACCGATCAGTGGAACGGCACGGTGTACGGGGCCCACATCAACTGCGGGTCCGATCACAAGGCACTGATGGCCGGTCTGAAGGCGGCCATGACCACGCCTGAGTTCATCCGGTTCCGGTGGCGCAAGTTCTGGGCTGGCAAGCGTCGGATGTGGGCCACGTTCGCTGCCAGGTGGTCCACGTCCAAGAAGATGGTGGGCTGATGAACGCACGAATGAGCCTGGTGGCGGCATCCATAGCAGCCGCCCAGGCAGCCAACGCCCATCCGAGTGCCAGCGGCCACAAGTCCGCCAAGGTGGCCGCCAAGGCCAAGGCACGGTCCAAGATGGCCAAGAAGTCCAGGAAGCGGAACCGATGATGACCGCCGTGGTGGCATCCTTCCTGGGCTGTGTCTTGGGCTGGTACGGGAACAAGGCGTGGCGGTACTTCAACCGGTCATTCGTCTGCACCCACTGTGGGTGGGTTGGCAAGCGGAAGGACCTGAAGCCATGGTCACTACGGGTCAAGAACGGATGCCCGAAGTGTGACTACATGGCCATGGACACGGCCCATGGGCTCAAGTGGTGGCAGATATGATCGAACCCCTGGACGCCAGGAAGGACGGACCCACGCCAGGCGTACCGTTCCCGCCGTCCTGGTGTATTGATTGGCACAGCCAACCGCCCCGTGTAAACTGGATGGGCAAGGTCTGGGTGTTCTGCCACCTGTATTGGCGGAACCTGAAGATTCAACTGGGAAGGAAGAACGATGGCTGAGACAGGGACGAATCAAGGGCCGTTCAGCGTGGTGTTCTGCAACTGCCATGACTGTGCAACCAAGGGCCCGTCACAGGGCGGGGCTGATGGTCTGTGGTGGGTCACCAAGGACGGGCAGATGTACGCTGCCAAAGGTACGCCTGGCTGGACTCAAGACGAAGCCATGACCGTGGCCGATCGCCTGAACGCCACCACCGAAGCGGAAGCCGCCATTGAACGCATGGTGGCGAAGATGGGCCCGAACCTGGGCATGGCCACCACGGCTGAGTTGCTGGCCGAACTTCAGGCCCGTGCCGAAGTGGGCGGCTATGCCGAGTACCGGACGGTGGACAATGGCTGAACTGCTGGACCTGTCCAAGCACAAGGCCAAAGTGGAGTCCGAAGCCATCAAGGCCGATATGGCCAATGACCGGCTGGCCCACTGGAAGCAGAACGCCATTCCTGGCTGCCACATCCCCATGGGCTTCCCTGCCCTGCTGGCCTTCGCTGACAACAGCGTGGAAGACCAGATCACCCACGTCTTCAGTGAAGCCAAGGAACTGGCCGATGACCTGGCCGATCCGGAGAAGTCCAAGAACGGTATGTGGCTGCTGGAACTGCTGGACCTGCACCACTCCATCGAAACCCTGGAACGGCTGCTGGTGGACCGCTACGGGCCCGAAGTGCTGAACAACGCCAGGCTGATGGTCTTGGAGAAGAACGCCGAGCGTGGCTATTACGGGCTGGTTGCTGACCCTTCAGATGGCTGATACAATCACCCACAAGCATCCACCTGGGAAGGGACAAGCGACATGTGGGAAGTGATAGACGGCGACTTCCGCCAGCACCTTGACCGGTTCGAACCTTCGGCGTTGGTATTCTCGGACCCGCCGTATAACCAGGGCTATCATTACGATGCCTACAGGGACCAGCTTCATCAGGATGACTATGCCGAGTTGATACGGGCGGCCTTCGCTGGGCGTCGGGCGTGTGTCATCCACTACCCAGAGGAAACCATCAACCTTCTGGGCCCCATCCTTGGCCAGTGCAGCCAGGTGGTTTCGTGGGTCTACCCATCGAACACGGCGAAACAGTCACGGCTGGTGTCATGGTGGGGGGGGGCGATACCGGACCTTCGGCGTGTTGGGCAGGATTACAAGAACCCAACTGACAAGCGGATTGCGGCCAGGATCGCTGCTGGGAAACGGGCACGGCTGTATGACTGGTGGGAAATCAACCAGGTCAAGAACGTCAGCAAAGCCGACAACCCACACCCGTGTCCGATTCCCTATGAACTGGCTAGGCGTGTCATCCTGACCACCACTGAGCCTGGGCAGCTGGTTATTGACCCGTTCGCCGGTAGCGGGACCATCCTGAAGGCTGCTGTGGACAATGGCCGCCGTGCCCTTGGGTTCGACATTGACCCGTCCTATACGGAATATGCCAGGGCACAGCTGACGGCATAAGGCAGCACCGGCCAGGGCCTGAGCCCGAAGCCGTGAAATGAGCATGACCCCAGCCCCGAAGGCCGCCGATCCTGGCGGGGGCTGGGGTCCTTTGCGTATCAGCACAGTGCAGCGGACCGGCGTTCCTGATGTAGACATGTACCTGTGAACCGCCAACGGGCGGGGGTAGACCAGGGGACTTCCCTGGGGCCTTCGGGCCTTGACTGTCTGAGACAGGAACCGGAATGGCAGAACGCCAGAAGACCAAGACAACATCACCACGGGTCATGTGCCCGAAGTGCAAGAAGCGTGTGGCCCGTCTTCCTGAATCCACGAAGACCCATGTGGCCTACCCAGCGAAGTGCCCCCACTGTTCGGCTGACCTTCTTCCCGTGCTGGCTGATGAACGCACCAGGACGGAAGCACCGGCAGATCACAGCAGCCATGAGCCCGACAAGGGCAAGAAGGACCGGCCCGATCCGATAGCGGACCTGTGCAAGCGGACGCCAGGACGCCCCACCAAGCTGTCTGATGACCTGATCCTTGAAGTTGCCCGTGGGCTGGCCCTGGGTGCCTACAACACCACGGTGATGAAGGCCCTGGGCATCAAGGAACGGACCTGGTACGCCTGGATTGACAAGGGCATCAAGGCCGAAGCCAAGCCGCCATCCAAGCGCACGAAGGCTGACCTGCTGTATCTGAAGTTCGCCATGGTCACGGAACAGGCTGACGCCATGGGCGAAATGGCAGCCTTGGCCGAAGTCCGGTCAGGCGGGTTCGGCTGGCAGGGATCGGCGTGGTTCCTAGAGCGCAAGCACCCTGACCGCTGGGGCCGTAGCCGTGCCGAAGGCAACGAAGGCGGCAGCCTGGACGCCCTGGTGGACGCCATCAAGGCGGCCAGGGACGCCCAGTCCAAGCAGAAGGCCGGTGCAGCATGACGCTGGACCTGAGCCCCAAGCAGATGGACTTCCTGCTGAACAGTGACGCCAGGATCAACGCCGCCGATGGGGCGGTCAGGTCAGGCAAGTCCTGGTCATGTGACGTTCGGTGGCTAGAGTTCACCCAGACACAGCGGGGACCGTTCCTGCTGACCGGCAAGACGTTTGACACCGTGGGGCGTAACGTCATCCAGCCCCTGATGGACATGACCCCCGCCGTTCGCTGGCTGAACCAGGGCCGTGGTCACCTGGGGATCGGCAACGCCCTGGTCTACGTTGTGGGCCTGAACGATGCCAAGGCCGAATCCAGAATCCGTGGTATGACCGTGGGCGGCTGGTTGGCTGATGAAGTCACCCTGTACCCCGTTGATGCCGTCCGGATGGCCCTGTCCCGAATGTCTATCCCTGGGTCCAAGGCGTTCTGGACCATGAACCCAGACAACCCCTACCACTGGGCGTTGCAGGAGTACCTAGAGAACCAGGAACTGCTGGACAAGGGCATCCTGAAGCGGTGGCACTTCGAACTGGACGACAACCCCGCCCTGGACGACGAATACAAGGAATCGCTGAAGTCCCTGTATTCGGGCCTGTTCTACCAGCGGTTCATCGAAGGCAAGTGGGTTCTGGCTGAAGGCGTCATCTACAGCCAGTTCCAGCCGGTCATGCACGTCAAGGAACCACCGGCCCTGGACCAGTTCAGTTCGTTCTGGGTGGCATGTGACTACGGCACGTCCAACCCGTGCGTGTTCCTGCTGATGGGCCAGGACTTCCAGGGCCGTGTCTGGTGCCTTCGTGAATACTACTGGGACAGTGCCAAGCAGCGACGGCAGAAGACGGATGCCGAATACGCCGATGACCTGCTGAAGTGGCTGAACGGCCTGATCCCGAACATGCTGATGGTTGACCCTTCGGCAGCGTCATTCATAGCCGAACTTCGGCAGCGTGGGTGGCGTGTGATGAAGGCTGACAACGATGTGCTGGACGGAATCAGGGTGGTCAGCAGTAAACTGGCAGGTGGAACGCTGCTGGTGGCACCTGAGTGTGAGAACGTGCAGCGGGAGTTTGCCGCCTACATCTGGGATGAAACGGCCCAGAAGAAGGGCGAAGACAAGCCCCTGAAGTTGCACGATCACGCCATGGATGCCCTGCGGTATGGCGTGTTTACCCACTCCAAGCGTGGCGTGGGGGGCGTGGTCACGGACAAACCGGCAGGACTGTAGGGGGCACCATGGCACACTTCATCACAAGCCTGGAACAGATACTGGCACCTGGTGTCCAGTTCCCACCCCCAGGCGAAGTACAGACCGGCAGGAACCAGAAGCTGGGCCGCCTTGACCGGATGGCCCAGAACAAGCGTCTGTGGGACGGGGAACACGATCAGGCGTATGGCGACTGGGGCAAGGTGGCCAGGTTCGATGACCTGCTGACCGCTGCCACCCAGGTGGAACTGATGGTCAACTTCCATCGTCGCCTGTCCCGCCTGTGGAAGTCCCTGATGCTGTCTGAGCCCCCCACCATCAAGGTGGATGACGCTGCACAGCCCTGGTGTGATGACCTGATGAAGAAGGGCCGCCTGGTCAGTGCCCTGGGGTCAGACGTGCTGGATATGTCCCGCTTCGGCGTGGGGCTACTCAAGGCCGTGAAGAAGGACGGCCAACCGGCCAAGATCGTGGCCCAGCCGCCCCTGATCGGGGAAGCCGGTGACGTGGCCGGTGGATGGTTCCCCATCGTTGACCCGTTCGACGTGACCGAGATCACCGGCCATGTGGTGGCGTGGATCGAAACCAGGCGGGAACAGGTCCTGGGTGTGCCGGTCAATCGCCGGTACTGCCACGCCCAGGTCTTCGAACCTGGCCGCTTCGTCACACAGACCTGGGTGATGAGCGGCAAGGTATTGAAGACCCTGATTGCCGAGAACGTCACCACCCTGCCCGAAGGCGTCATGCTGCTGCACCCCGCCCAGAACGGGCTGACTTCTGATTCCATCTACGGCACCGATGACTACAGGGACATTGACGGGCTGATCCATGAAGTGGAAATCCGTATGTCCCAGATCAGTGCCGTCCTGGACAAACACGCTGACCCGAACCTTCAGGGCCCCAACAACATGGTCACCGGCGGCACGGCTGCCGGTCATGCTGCACAGGCCCAGGCGAACGCCCAGCGTGGCGGTGGGATGGGCCAGGCAACCGTCAAGATCGGCGGCAAGTTCTTTGGCCGCCTTCCTGATGAAGCCAAGATCGAATACATCACCTGGGACGGCAACCTGGAAGCGTCCTTCAGGGAGATCGACACCATCATGGACCTGGTGTATCTCCTGTCCGAGACTTCACCGGCTGCCTTCGCCTTGTTCAAACAGGCCCAGGCTGAGTCCGGATCGGCCCTGAAGCGTCTGATGATGGCCCCGCTGCTCAAGGTGGCCGATATGCGGAACAGCCTGGATGAAGCCCTGATGGCTGCCATCTACGCTGCTGCCGCCCTGGACGGCGTGACCATCACCACCGTGGAAGTGGAGTGGAAGGACGGTCTGCCACAGGACCGTGCCGAAGACGCCACCATTGAAACCGCCATGTTCGGGGCCAAGCTACGGTCCAAGGAAGCCGCTATCAGGGCTGTCTACGGTCTTGAGGGTGACGCCCTGAAGGACGAATTGAAGGCGATTGACGGTGACCAGCCCAAGGCCCCTGCACCACCCACACCGGATCAGATTGTGGCGGCGGCCAGGGCGGGACAGGCACAGCCCGTGGCCGGTCCTGACAAGCCCCAGCAGTAGGTGACGGCTGATGCCCCCACGCACACCTGAAGACAGGCTGCTGGACCTGACCAACGCCGAACAGTCCCGAATCTACCGGCTGCTGGCTGACGCCCAGATCGAAGTGACCCAGAAGCTGAACGCTGCCCTGGATGCCGAGAACGAAGGCACGGCCAGGAAGCTGGCTGCCATCCTGGTGGAAATCAAGGCCACCCTGGAAACGCTGGACGGGGCCGTGAAGGACTGGTCCAAGGAGTCCACCAGGACGGTCTACGAAGGGGCCATGGAAGTCAGTGATGACCGGCTGTCCAAGGTCCTGGGTGCCACCATCAAGGGGCAGGTTGGATTCGATGCCCCTATCCACCTGGAATCCATCAACCTGCTGGCCGAAGCCGCCTACAGCCCGTTCAGGGATCACATCACCCGAATAGGGCGGCGGGTGGATGACGACTTCCAACGGGCCCAGGTCCAGGCTGCCAGGTCTGCCCTTGTGGGGGCGGACACGGCACAGTCCATGGCCAGGAACCTTCGTGCAACCCTTGGGGAACAGGGCCTGTTCTTCTTCGAAGACCGGTCGGGGCGTGCCTGGGACCTTCGCCGGTACAGCGAAATGGCGTCCAGGACCATCCTTCGGGAGTGCGAGACACAGGCCACGGCCAACCGCCTGGCCCAGTGTGGCGTCCATCTGGGGGAAGTGTCCTACCACGTCACAGCCCAGGGACCGTGCGATATATGCGGCCCGTGGCAGGGCAAGCTGCTGGACCTGGACGGGTCATCCAACGGCGCATATCCCACGGTGGATGAAGCCAGGGCCGGTGGCCTGTGGCATCCGAACTGCCGTCACAACCTGATCCCGCACGTCCCAGACATTGACGACCAGATCGAAGCCCTGAAGGAACAGCTGGGCGAAGGGTCCGTGAAGAAGAACCCCAAGACTGAGCCCGTGCCGGTGGCCAAGATCGAACCCAAGCCGGTTGACGGTGACCCCATCCAGGCCATCAGGGCTGAGTCAGCCACGCTTCAGGGCCTGATGGGTGACGATCCGGAAGCCTACAACCGGAAGAAGGCTGACCTGGAACGGATGAAGGTGGCCCAGGCCAAGGCCGTCCAGGACGTTCAGTTCCATGAAGGCAGGGTCAAGTCAGCCAGGCTGATGGCCAAGGATGCCAGGACCGATCAGGACCGTAAGTGGTTTGAGGATTCGGCACGGAACGCTGAACACAACCTGGCCGGTGCCCAGAAGACCCTTGAGAACCTGGCTGGCAAGGCCGAAGCAATCCAGGCCGAACTGGACCAGATGAAGGCACCGGACTACACGGCTGCCGAAGTCCAGGCACGGCGGATCGGCCACATGGTGGAAGTGGAAGCCCAGAAGCGCGGGGCAGCCCTTGGGCCCGAGATAGAAGCGGCACGGGCACGGCTCAAGGCCATTGACGATGAACAGTCCAAGGCCGGTGGTGGCAAGGTCCTGGCGGCCAAGACGGCACTGGATGACCACCAGGCCAAGATGAGGGCCGTGCTGGGCAAGCACCCCGAGTATGACGACTGGATGACCGAGAAGAAGCGGCTTCAGCAGGAGTACCTGAAGACCATGACTGATGCCGACTATGGCGGCATCCAGGACCGGCGCAGGGTTGCCCAGGCTGAACTGGATGACCTGATCCGCCAGAAGTCCCTGAAGCGGTACGAAGTCCTGGGCGAAGTCAGGACCTTTGGGGCCGACGAATCGCACATACCATGGGACAACACCACCAAGCCGGTCCGGAAGGTGGTCCTTGACACCATAGCCCCGTTCTACCCCAGGTCCTGGTGGCAGAAGGGCGGCCTTATCCGCTACACCCAGATCAGCGGAAGGTGCTTCTACCGTGGGTCTGAGCGGTGGGCCAGGATCGGAAAGACAAACCGTTCAGCCAACGGGGGCAACGCCGGTGTCCACGAAACGGCACACCACTGGCAGAACACCATCCCTGGCTTCTTTGACATTGAAGAAGCGTTCTACAACCGCCGATGCTCACGCCCTGACGGAACGCTGGAACCGCTGGTGTCCCTGCGAAGTCTGACCGGTGGCCGTGGCTACGGGCCAAGGGAACGGGCCAGGAAGGACCGCTGGCCAGAACCGTACATGGGCAAGTCCTACGCCGGTGACGTGTCTGGCCGGTATCTGGAAGTCCTGACGTGTGCGTTTGATGATATGGCCCTTGGCAAAGCGGCATGGCTGACCGATCCGGACCAGGCTGACCTTCTTGAGTTCAGCCTCGGCATACTGGCGGGGGTGGGCTGATGAGGATCGTGCTGTGGGTGACCCACGATGACGGCTGGGAAGGTGAACTGGTCCTGGAAGACGGGGCCCTGTCTGGTGACCCATTGGCCGTCCAGGTCATCCGTGATGCTGCCTTGGATGCCGGTCCGGTCATCCGTGCCACGCCTTCAGGGCCGTTCCTTGACGGTGACCTGCTGTCCGATCCCGTAGCCTTCTACCTGCTGGCCCGTGTCGCCTTCGTGGACGTGGACGTGCAACGCACGGGCGAAGACCCACGGGCGATGCTGGATGCCCTGCTGTACCCTGAAGGCGCAACAGAGGACGATGTGTTCTAGCTGCACTGAGCGACAACAGGTAGCGTCATGCTACCTTTTTCCACAGGTACGTTGACTGGCACGGTCAAGACCAGGAGAAGGAAGGCCCCAATGAAGCACAAGTTGTTCCACCACCTGCACCACCAGAACCGTGGCGGCCTGTTGGCCGGTCTAGGGTTCGAAGGTGCTGCACCGTTCGGTGTCCGCTTCGATGTGGACCCTGACGGCGGCGACGGCGGCCAGGGTGGGTCAGCCGGTGGAAGTGGTGGTGGCCAGAGCGTGGTCACCATGAGCCAGGCCAGTATGGATGCCCTGATCCGTGACGCAAAGGCCCAGGCCAAGCGTTCGGCCCTGGCATCCATCACCGACAAGTACGGTGACCTGGACGCCCTGAAGGCCAAGGCAGACAACACCGATGGTGCTGAAGCTGCCGAAGCCCTGACCACGCTGGCCAAGACCATGGGTCTGGAAGTTGGGGACACCCCCACGCCGAAGGACATTCTGGCCAAGGCCACTGAGCGTGTTCAGACGCTGACCCAGGCGGAAACGAAGGCGGCTGAATCGGCCCTGCTGGACGTGCGGCGGCAAGCCCTGAAGGACGCCAAGTTGAACCCCGACCTGGCACCGGTACTGGCCCTGAAGGGCACCACGAAGGAAGAACTGGCCACTGAGATCGAAGCACTGAAGCCTGTGGTGGGGGCCATGGGACAGGGCGGACTCGGTGGACAGGCCGCACTTGGCGGTCAGGGCGGCACGGGCGGAATCGGCACGGGCGGGAACCCCGCTGGTGCAGGTGCCGGTCAGCCGGTTGGCCTTCAGGATGCCGTTGGGGCCCATTACGGCAAATAGACTGGCCCTTCCCAGGGCCGTCCCGCTATCAGAAGGAAGAAGGTGAAAGCACATGGCACTGACACTGGCCCAGGTTCAGGTGAACCTGATGGACGCCGTTCAGGTGGGCGTCATTGATGAGTTCCGTAAGGCGTCTTTCATCCTGGAGAACATCCAGTTCGATGACGCCGTGTCGCCGGTTGGCGGTGGGGCTACGCTGACCTACGGCTACACCCGTGTTACCACCCAGCCCACGGCTGGAACCCGTGCGCTCAACTCCGAGTACACGGCGCAACAGGCCCTGAAGACCCGCTACACGGTGGACCTGGCCATCTTCGGTGGATCGTTCGAGATCGACCGAGTTCTGGCCAAGACCGGTGGCATCGTCAACGAAGTCACGTTCCAGACCCAGCAGAAGGTCAAGGCGGCCCGTGCTGAGTTCCATGACCTGTTCATCAACGGTGACGTGGGCGACGATGCCAACGCCTTCGATGGTCTGGACAAGGCCATCACGGGCAGCACCACCGAGTTCTTGCCGGTCAGCCACGGCGTGACCGCTGGCTATGTGGACCTGTCCACGTCCGCCAACATCACGTCCAACTATGTGGAGTTCCTGGACCTTCTGGACGCATGGCTGGCCCTGATGGACGGCTGTGACGCCCTGCTGATGAACAGCAAGATGATTGCGAAGTTCCGTGCTGTGGCCCGACGTGCGACGGCCTACAACGTCACCATGGACGCCTTCGGACGCCAGGTGGAGCGGTACAACGCCATTCCGTTCATCGACATGGGCGACAAGCCTGGGTCCACCAACCCGATCATCCCCGTGGAAACCCGTGACGCTGACGGCGCAGGTGCTGGTGGCAACATCACCAACCTGACCGACATCTACGGCGTCCGGTTCGGCCTGGACGGCGTTCACGCTGTGTCCATGGCTGGGGACGCCCCGATCAACACCTACCTTCCTGACTTCAGCACCCCTGGTGCCGTGAAGTCCGGCGAAGTGGAAATGGTGGCTTGCGTGGCTCTCAAGGCCACCAAGGCCGCTGGTGCCTTCCGCAACGTCAAGGTGGGCTAGGTCCAACACCGGACGTGATAAGGGGGGCCTACGGGCCCCCCTGAGTTCACGGGAAGGATGGTTCAAGTGAGCGACACGAAGCCCGACCTGGACGCCCTGAAGGCGTCAGCGAAGGAAGCCGGTGAAGCGGTCAAGGCGGCCAAGGACGCCCTGAAGGCCGATCCGGAGAACAAGGACCTGGCCGCTGCCGTTGACACGGCCAAGGCGACTGCCAAGGCGGCCAACCAGGCTGTCAAGGACGCCAGCCCGAAGGATGACACGCCGAAGCCGAAGGCCGAGAAGGCCCCGAAGACCACGATGGTCTACAGCCCCAATCGTCAGTTCACTGGCGACACGGCTGGGATCACGTTCGTCAACGGCAACGGTGCCATCCCTGCCGATCATCCCAAACACGGGCACCTGGTGGACTGGTTCCGCCGTCACGGCTACACCATCGGCGGGGACGCCCCGTCCGAGTAGGCAACCCATAACGGGATGCCCCCCGTTCATGGGGGCGCAAGGGCCCTGGGCTTCACAGCCTGGGGCCCTTTGCTGTTCCCAAGCACAGTGCAGCAACGCCGGTGGGCCGCCATAGACTGGGACACGATCACCCAGGCTTCAGGGAAGGACCAGGCATGGCTGACAACATCAGCATCTATAACGGGACCCCCACGGCTGGTGCCATGGACGGGTCCCTGGTCACTGTCAACAACCCAATCACTGACGGTGACCTTCAGATCGGGGCTGACCGTGAAGGGACGCCCATCAAGTTGGCGGTCAGGGCGGTCAACGCCAAGAAGCGTACCGGCAGCTTCCCCATCCAGGTCAGCGGCGGATCGGCTGACTGTTGGAACCTGGCACCGGACAGCAACGGGTCCCCAGGCGCATGGGCTGGGTGGGGCCAGACGCTGAACCTGGTGGGCCCGATCAACGCCAGGAATACCATCTTCTGGGCCAATCCACGGGTCAAAGCCGCCGAAGCCATCACCCCTGCTGGGGCACTGACGATGGATGACGCCACCGTGACCTTCCGGATTCCCACGGACGTGGTGGATGACGTGTTCACTGACACCCAGCCGGTCTTCAGCACCGGACCGGTCCTGACCGGTGGGGACGGCCAGCTGCACCTGGAAGCCGTCTGGGCGTCTGGTGGCGACGGTGAAGCCGTCACGGCCAAGGCCATCGTCAAGGCCAACACCACGGCCCCCACAACGTCTGACTGGAACGCTGCTGCCGCCTTCGATGGTGATGAGTGGTATGTAGGCACCAACGGCGTGGCCGCCTATGCGTGGGTGCAGCTGACTGACGCAACCGGCAACAAGGTGGTCAGCCAGATGCAGACCGCCACACCGTCATCTGCCATCAACCTTCCGCCTACCTTCGGGGCGGGTCCGTCCGTGACCGGCATCACCCAGACGGGTGCCACGGTCACGGCCACCTACACCGATCCGGAAGGCGACGGGATCACGGCAACCTATCGAGTGATGGCCCGTGGTGCCACCCCGAACTGGACCGGTGCCCCCGCCTTTGCCAGCCCCCAGACCGTTGGTTCACTGACGGCGGGGACGCAATATGACCTGTATGTGCGGCTGTCCGACACCCACGGAAACGTGGTCACGTCTTCGGCGGTGCAGTTCACCACATCGGCGGCCAACGTGGCACCGACATTCAGCACGGCTTCCACGGTCAGTGGCATATCCCAGTCAGCCGCCACCGTCACGGCAGCCGCCACAGACACTGACGGGGACACCCTGACGTACAAGGTGGCTGTCACAACGTCTGCCACGCCACCCGCCGACTGGTCCGGATACGCTGACCGGACCCACGCTACCATGGCTGCCGGTGTCAGCATCAGCGGCCTGGCTGCCGGTACGGCTTACTACGCCCACGTTCGTGTGGACGATGCCCACAGCCACCTGGTCATCAGCACGTCCGCCCAGTTCACTACCACGGCAGCCACGCTCAAGCTGAACGACTTTGCAGCGGGACAGGCCCTGGACACCACATGGCTGGGAACGTCAGTGGCCAACAGCGGATCAGCGGCCACCACCACCAGCCCCAACAGGCTGAAGGTCACGTCCTACGGGTCTGACAACCGTGGTGCCCTGTGGTTCGGGAAGACGGCCACCGGATTCGCCACGCCTGAGCGGATCACCGTCAAGTTCACGCCTGAAGCCCTGGCGAGTGGATGGGTGGCGGAATCCACCATGGCCGTCCTGGGCAACTGGAAGACCAACGCCGGTGACCCCCAGTGTGGGGACAGCGGCACCGGCGTTCCCGTGAACCCCAACGTGCTGATGATGGCCCGTGCCTGGGTGTACTACGGCTGGTCACCGGCCAACCTGTACCTGAGCATCAGCAACGGGACCAACTTCTACGACTTCACAACCCACACCTTCACCAACTCTGACGGTGCCATGACCACAGCTGGCAAGCTGCTGGCCGCTGGCACCTACTACCAGTTAGCCATGGAAACCAGGGACAACGCTGGGGCCAAGGAAGTCCGCTTCATCCTGAGTGATGCAGCCGGTACTACCACCCTGGAAACCACCCCGTGGACCCAGGCCCATGCTGCCGGTCTGGCACCGGTCAACAGCTGCCAGCCGTTCGGCGGGGACCCGTACACGAACGCCTACCAGTCTTCCCTGGGAATCGCCTTCATCAAGCGTGAGAACATCTAGTGACTGTCAGGGGCTACATAGGCAGCCAGGTTGTCAGTGGCGGCCAGGGGGTCATCGGCGGGGACAAGTCATTCCCTATCCAGATCGGTCCCCTGGACGCCCAAGCGGCCACGTCTGAGACAGAAGCCCAGACCACCTTCACCTTGCAGCGTGACACCGGATCGGGCCCAGTCATCCTGTCCATCATGGACGGGCGGCCCTATCCGGTGTGGGCCCTGTCTGCGAACGGGGCCACATGGCAAGGATGGGGCCAGCCGCTGACGGTTACCGTGGGAACCAGCCCCGTCACCGTCTTCATCAAGGCACGGGCCGGTGCCTATGACCGTGAACCTGGAACTGACTGGGCGGCCACGCTTCGCCTGGATGACGCTGGGGTGCTGTTCCACCATGACCTGGTGCGGTCCATCACGGACACCAGGCCAAGCCTGATGGCCGAACGCTGGGGAACCAGGGCCCACCTGGTCTTCGCCACGGACGCCACGCTGGCCAACATCCAGTCCATGGTCATCAAGCGCAACGGGGCCCAGGTAGCCGAGTGGAACGGGATCACCTGCATTGGGTATGTCACCGGCGACACGGCAGGGGACACCTACACCGTCCAGGCCAAGGTCAGTGGCGTTCTGTCAGGGCAGGTCCTGACCGGCCAGACCAAGGCGGCCAGCGTCCTGACGGTAGGAACGGCAACCCAGACACAGGTTCCGCTGTCCTGGACCACGGTGGCCGCCGTGAAGTTCTGGCGGGTCATCAGGCGTCCGAAGACAACCGACATAATCAACGAACACCTGGTGGCCGTGCTTCCTGCCGCCACGCTGTCCTTCACTGAGCCCGTGACCCTGGACGGCAGCTGGGTCTACATGATCGAAGCCTGTTACGGTGACAACGCCTTCAGCCGGTCAGCTGAAGTGGATGTGTCTATCATCCAGTCCAATGCCATAGCCCCCTACGAACGGGCCTACGAACTGCGGCGGGTCCGGATGTACGATCCTGGACAGGCCATTGACTACATCTTGGGTGACGACTTCATCAACAACCCCATGGAAGCCGAAGTGGCCTGGTGGGAAGAAGAAGGTCTGCACGTCATCCGGAACAGCCCTGCCCTGGAACGATGGGCAACCGGCTTCCGCAACCTGGCCGTCAACCGGCTTCAGAACAGCCTGGTGCAAAGCCAGCTGGCACAGTGCCGAACTTCGCCGTTCGGCTGGATTCAGCAGCCGTATTGGTCCACCACCCCGTATGCCCGTTTCGACGGTTCGTCTGGTTCATCCACAGACCACGCCACCAGGTGGGACTGGTCCCTGGCGTCCAACGCCACGATCACGGGTGCCTACGCCTACTTCAACGTGGTCAGCCTTGATTCCCCGTCTTGTCAGCTGAGATTCGCCTATGCGGTCAACGGCGGGACCAGGACCTACATCAACGCCTTCACCACCAGGCAGGTCACCTTCGACCAGGTACGCAAGCGGATCAGGGTTCATGGGGTTGTGACGGTGGCAGGGTTCCAGATCACCGTGGACGCCGACCTGTACCCTGGCCAGGCGGAAATCAGCATGACCGCCCAGAACGTCAGCGCGTCAGCCCTGGCCGTCCTTGACCTGTTCGTGGTGGATACCTTCGGCCACACGGCAAGCAACATACAGGCGGCCTGGGTCACCAGGGCCACCACCGGCCAGTTCGGAAGAATGGTCATCCTGGAAGCCAAAGGCCAGTCAGTGGCCGTGACCAATGATTCCGTCCGTGAGCGGTTCGGGGTTATACAGGTTGGGTCATCCGTGACCAGGCCCGTGGCATGGGTCTTCCCTGGCTACTACCCGCTGTCCACGGCGGCCCTGGCATCGTACAAGCCGAACCGGACCCGTGACCTGATCGGCGGCATGAACCTGAACGGACGTGCCGTCAAGGACTGGGCCGTGTACCTGGAACACAACCAGTGGGACACGGAAGCCAAAGCCGTCTTCGATGGGGCGGTCAATACCCTGTATTCAAACGTGGCAGGACTGACCTTCGATGTGGCTGAACGGGGCTGCATCCTGTTCTACTACGCTGCCATGGCCGCCGTGTGGCCTTCTGACAGCACCTACACCAGCCGAAGGGATGCCCTTGTCAGCTGGTTCAAGTCCCAGTATCCGGACTCGGACCCCCAGATGAACGGCTTTGCCCGTCTTGGCCTGATCGAAGCCATACGGACGATTCCTTCCAGGGCTTCTGAACTGACAACCGAAGCCCAGCGGTGGCAGAACGCTGTCAGCCCACTGGGTGATGACGTGTACCAGGACTTCACGGCCAAGTGGGTCCATGTGGCCGGTGGCGTGGATATGCTGTCCGGCATCATGAAGCAGCAGATGACGCTGGTTCTACGCCGTGCTGTCTGGCCCACATCAACCCAGCTGGACTTCAACTTCAAGAAGGGTGCTACCAGCCATCACATCACCCCTGGGCCCGAAGTCACGTCAGAAGCCCATGAAGTGGTGTCCCTGGCTGCCAACCGGATCAGGGAACGCCTGGACGGCATCACGCCCATCTATGTGGGCAACGGGGCGGCGTATGACGGCATGGGAAGCCGCCAGAACGGCAACTGGGGCGGGGCGTCCATGGACGTGTCAGGCAAGCTGCTGACGGCCCAGGTGGACAAGGATTCACAGTGGTATCTGGGCCACTGGGGCAAGCCCTACGCCGTCCGGATCGGAACCACGGCCCTGGCTGAGTACACCGGAACCTTTGACCCTACCTTCGGCGGACCGTCCTTCGCCACCCAGCTTGGCGGGAACCGGAAGTGGCACTACAACGAAGCCCTGGGTGTTCTGACGATCACCCTGGATGAAGCCGCCCTGGCAACGATCACCGTGGACTGGAACAGCCCATCGAACCCACCGGCTGACTTCAACACCAAGCGGCACCTGTGGAAGTACCCTGACCCGCTGACGGCAAAGCTATACCTGCGGGACAGCGGCACCCTTGACGCTGCCAACGGCACCACACCCAAGACCGTGACCAACACCCAGACGCTGTGTCATCAGGTCTTCGGTGTCCTGTACCGGATCACGGCAACGGGCAACCAGGAGATTGCCAGGTCATCTGTGGTCAGCCTTCCGCTGAACACCAACGGTGCCCTGGTGCTGCCCATGGTCATCCCAGAGTATGAAATGGACCCCGAAGACGGCATTGGCCTGGCCATCATGGCCAGTGGGACCATTGACGCCCAGCTGGCATGGGCCCAGCTTGCCGGTGCAGGATACGGGCGGCTGAACGGTGGGTCCACAACCCTGAACCTGGTTGGCTGCTACACCAAGGCGTCATACCAGACCAGCGTGACGATATGGGTTGCCGATCCCAACGGCGGGATGTGGAACAGCACCCTGAACCAACGTGGCTACTACAGCACGGTGTACCAGATGGTGAACACCGAAACGGCCAGCATCACCTACGGATCAGACGGAAGCCCTGGCTACATCACGCTGTACCCCGTGACTGAAGCCAGGTTCAGCACCATCCGGAAGCTGATTGCCACCATGGACGGCTTCCCCACGCTTCGGCGGCTTGTGGACGGGTCAGTGTCCTTCAAGGCCATCAGGCGTCTGGTGGAATCACGGGTGGACGTTCAGGCCGTCCGCCGTCTGTTCAACAACCAGACCCCACCGGACAGGGCCCCGTTCACCATGGTGGATGAATCACCGATCCACACGGCGGTTGAAGTACAGGACACCGGCTATCACACCGTCAAGTATGATGGCCCTGACTATTGGGTGGTGGAACAGTGATCGAACTGAAGGCACATGATGTGGTGGACAAGTCCTTCCGGATGCTTCAGCTGGCAGCGGACAGTGACCCTGACAGCGTGATCGTCTGGGTTGACCCTGAGTCCGGAAACCGCTTCAAGGCATGGGACCTGACCGGCTGCACGGTGGTGGCCATCCTTCGAAGGAACGGCGATACCGGACCGATCATCCCGCCCTGCAACGTCACGGACATTGTGGGCGGCCTGGTCAGGGTCAGGTTCGATACGATGTTCACCGGCGTGGGGTTCGAAGATGGGGAACAGCACCGTGACGCCAGCTTGGAGATCGAAGTAGCCAGGTCTGATGGAACTTCTGAGACAGTCCCGCCTGGGGGTTACATCCCCATCCGTATCAACCGTGACCTTGATGGGCAGTAGGGGGTAGCACCATGGCCGTGACTGAGACAACCAGCCTGGTCACTTCGGAAGAAGCTGAAGCCTACTTTGCTGGGCGGCTTCACTCGGATGCCTGGGACAGTGCCGATGAGCCCACCAAGGGCAAGGCACTGATTACCGCCACCCGCCAGATCAACGCCCTGGCGTTCGACGGCACCAAGGCCGATCCCAGCCAGCCACACGCCTTCCCACGGAAGTTCTATGTCCCTGCCGCCATGGATGCTTCCAACCGGCGCAGGTCTGACGGGATGGCCACGGAAGACGGCATCCAGCCCTACGCCAAGGACGCCACCTGTGAACAGGCCATCTTCCTGCTGGAAACCACAGAGTACGAACGCCACAGGGCACGGCAACAGGCCAACGGCATCATCGGTGGCGGGGCTGGCAAGGCCAATGAGTACGCCAACGCCGAACAGATAGCCAAGTCCCAACTTGGGCCCAGGCTGTCACCGGCTGCCTACCGTATCCTGTCCGTGGTCCTGGCGAAGACGGCGGACCTGGCATGATGGGCCACGCCTACACCGACGAAATGACCCACCGGAAGGGCCCGAACTGGCCTGACGGCATGAATGAGTATGCCGAAGCGGACGGGTCCACGGCCACCATCAAGGCCCGTGTAGAGCCCACCACCCGCCGTGTCCTTATCAACGGCGTGGAATACCAATCGTCCTTCAGCGTGATGACGGAATCCGAGATCAGGACCGGCGACACGCTGACCTTCAACGGGCTGGAACTGACCGTGGCCCAGGCCACCCCTGAGTCAGACCTTGGTGGGCGTCTGGACCACTACGAAGCGGTGTGCTAGATGGACACCACCATCCGTGTGGACTGGCATGACGCCAAGGTGAAACAGATTGCCCTCGCTGCCGCCATGGAAGGTCTGATGGACGCTGGCCACGCTATCCAGGCTGAGTCCCAGAAGATCGTCCCACACAAGGACGGAACCCTTGAAGGGTCAGCCACTACTGAGCCGGTCCCAGGCCAGACAGCCGTGAAGGTTGCATACGGTGGGCCAGCTTCGTTGTATGCTGCCAGACAGCATGAAGAACAGATGAACCACCCGAACGGGCGTCAGTGGAAGTACCTTGAGACACCACTGAAGCGCAACGCCCCGAAGATTCCCACACTGGTGGGGCTCAAGATTCGTGTGGCCCTGAAGGGGTGACGGCGTAATGGCCGAAATGACAAGGGACCTAGCCACCTTCGTGGTGGATGCAGGGATCGGCTTCACGGCCTTGGCCCAGGACGTGTTCCTGGACAAGCGGCCCCCAACGCCTGACAAGGCTGTGTGGCTGACAGACACTGGGGCGGCTTCCGCCTTCAGTGGGCTTCCGGACCTGGCCCGAACCGTTCAAGTGACGGTCAGGGCCAAGGGTGTTCAGGCCGCCAAGACGGCTGCCTGGGCGATTCACGCCCTGTTCTTCCCTGATGGCGTTGGCCGACACATCAGCCAAGGCGGCAAGGTCTACCTGACCGTGCCCACGGCATCGGCCACGCCTACCCCCATCGGTGAAGACAGCCAGGGGCGGCAGGAGTATGTGCTGAACATGGTGGTAGTAGCCACCCCTGACTGACCCGAAAGAAGGTGAACTACACATGGCACTGGATACTTCCAAGATCAAGGTCATGGAACTGACCGATGTGATGGTCTACGAAATGACCGCTGACAGCGGCGTGGGCCCGACCTACGGCAACGGCGTACCGATCACCGGTCTGGTCAAGGTCAGCATCAAGCCTGAAATGGCGACGGCTGAACTTGAGGGTGACGGCACCCTTCTGGACGTGTGGTCCAAGATGAAGTCCGCTGAGATCGAGATCGAATCGGCCTACCTGTCCATGGACGTTCTGGCCATTCTGGCCGGTGTGGAAGTCACCACCACGGGCGCAACGCCCAACCAGGTGTCTTCCTACGAAGTGGGCAAGGACAGCCGCCCCAAGTGGTTCAAGATCGAAGGCCGCTGGGTCTACGCCGGTCTTGGCCTGGGCAGCGTGAACTTCACCCTGCACAAGTGCAAGGCCACCGATCCTGGCACCCTTGAGCCTGGGGCGTCCGAGTTCGGCGGCATGAAGGTGACGGCCAAGGCCGTACCCACCGAGTCCACCGGCAAGATATACAAGTTGGACGCCAATGAGACAGCGGCAGCCCTGAGCGAGTAGGGCCCGTGTCCACAGTGCAACAACGGCGAACGCCCCTGCTACGGTGGGGGCGTTCGTTCGTCTGTGTAGGACTGTCTGAAGGGGGCATCCCATGACGGAACGCAAGCTGGAAGCGGTACGGCCCAAGCCGTCCAAGGTCACGCTGGGCGGCAAGGTCCGCCACCTGCTGTTCGACCTGAACAGCATGGCCGAGATCGAAGACGTGTATGACAGCGTTGAACACGCCTTCGAACTGGTGGATGAGGGCAAGGTAAAGCCCATCCGGTTCATGGTCCACGCCACCCTGGCTGCCAAGCCCGAGGGCAGCGCGGACTACACCACGTTCTTCGACGGCAAGCCGTCTGAGCAGGACGTGGGTTCGTGGATCGGCATGGGCAACATCGGTGACGTTGGGGCGGCCCTGATGGACGCCTTCATGTCCCAGGTTCCGGAGGAAGTCCGGAAGAAGATCGAAGACGCCCAGAAGATGGCCGAGTCCGTCAAGGACGCCGGTATCGAGTTGCCCCAGGGTGCCGATCAGGGAAACGCCGAAGGGCCAGCCTAGACTGGCCAGCACTCTATTACATGGGCCGAACGGTCCTGGGGTTGGATGAACACACGTTCTGGCGTTGCACACTGAAGAAGCTGGGGGCCCTGATAGAAGCCCACAACCAGATCAACAGTGAAGAAGGACGGCCTGACTTCGACGTGAGCAACACGCTGACGATGGCAGACCTGATGGCATGGGGCGGCGGATAGGCGGCAAGGCATGGGCGGACTGAATGTAGGTGAAGTCTTCGTAGAACTGGGCCTGAAGGACGGCAAGTTCAGGGCCGGTCTGAAGTCCAACGAAGGCCACGCCAAAGCCTTTGGCAACACCCTGAAGGGTGCCCTTGCCACCGGTGCTGCCATGGCTGCATCCACCATCGGCTTCAACGGCATAGCCGAAGTGATGAAGTCCACGGTGGGTGCCGGTCTTGACATCAACAGCGTCCTTGAGCAGAACCAGGTAGCCTTCCAGGTCCTGACCCGTGATGCCGACAAGGCGTCAGGGATCATCAAGAACCTGTACCAATACGCTGCCACCACGCCGTTTGAGTTCCCCGACATAGCCAACGCTGCCAGGACCCTTCAGACCGTGGGCCTGGAAGGCGATAAGGTCATCAAGTGGGTAGGTGACCTGGCCGCTGCCAACCCACAGGCCACCATCGGTGAAGTGGCGTCCGCAATCGCCAGGCTGAAGTCCGGTTCCTTCGGTGAAGCCTTCGAACGGTTGCGGGAGTTCGGCATATCACGCCCCATGCTGGAAGGTGCGGGGCTCAAGTTCGACAAGCAAGGGTCATACAAGGGTTCAGTCAATGACGCCATGAAGGCCGTCAAGAAGATCGTGGCCGACAAGTACGGTGGCATGGCTGACGCCCAGTCCAAGACCTTCAGCGGCATGGTGTCCACCATCAAGGACACCGTGAACATGACCCTGGGGACCGTCTTCAAACCCATGTTCGACAACCTGAAGGCGGTCATGCCCAAGATCATCGAGAAGTTCGGGGCGTTCAGTGAAGCCTTCAAGAAGGGCGGAATGTCCAAGGCCCTGGAAACGATACTGCCCAAGGACCTTGTGAAGAACCTGTCATCCATCGTCAACACCGGCAAGCGTCTGGTGGGCGAACTGTTCAAGTCCTTCAAGTCCGGAGCAGACACCAAGGGCATTGACCCAATGGGGATGCTGAAGACCGGCGTGAAGTGGGCAGCCGCCAACCTGCCGAAGCTGAAGCCCATCATGGGATCGGTGGGCAAGATTCTGGCCGCTGCCTTCAACGGGGCCAAGGAAGCCATCAGCACCATCGGAACCGTGATTGCCAACAACAAAGACAAGTTCACAGCCGTGTTCAACGGCATCCAGGGGTTCCTGAAGTGGGTGTCCGACAACGGGCCCATGGTCAAGATGCTGGTGAAGGACATTGTGCTGGCCTTTGTCGCCTTCAAGACGATCAGCGCAATCCTGAAGGGCGTCCAGCTTGCCATGGCGGCGGTCAACTTCGTGATGGCCATGAACCCCATCGGGCTGGTTGTCATGGCCATTGTGGCGGCTGCCGCCCTTATCATCATCTACTGGAAGCCCATCAAAGCCTTCTTCAAGGGCCTGTGGGCCGGTATCAAGACCGCTGCCACGTCCGCATGGGCAAGCATCACCGGTGCCCTGAAGGGTGCCTGGGCGGCCATCAAGGGTGCGGCAGGATCGGCGTTCCACGGCGTAGTGTCAGCCGTAAGTTCGGCCTGGTCCAAGGTGAAGTCCAGCGTGGGATCGGCCTGGGGTGCCATCAAGGGTGCCGTCACCAGGGCCTGGAACAGCATCGTGAACGGGCTCAAGTCAGCCGTGTCAGGCGTGGCGTCCATCGGGTCCAACATTGTCACCGGCCTGTGGAACGGTGCCAAGGGCATGGTGGACTGGGTTGTGGAGAAGGTCAGGGGCCTGGGAACGTCCATCCTGACGGCACTCAAGGCCGTGCTGGGCATCAAGTCCCCGTCCACCAAGGCATACGCCGTGGGCAAGTTCTTTGTTCAGGGCTTCGCCAACGCCGTCAAGGACCACGGGAAGCTGGCTGCCAAGTCCGCCAAGGAAATGGGCAAAGCGGCCTTCAAGTCCCTGTCTGATGCCGTGTCCGGATACCGTGCCAAGCTGACCGAACTTCGCCAGTCCTGGACCGATGCCCTGACCGCCAAGAAGTCTGAGATCATGGGCGGCTTCAGCACCTTTGACGCCCCCCAGATCACCCAGACCAACAAGACGTTCCTGGCTGACAACCTGGCCGCACAGGTGGCCCAGATGAAGACCTGGGCTGCACAGATGAAGACCCTGGCCCAGCGTGGCGTCCAGGGCGGCCTGATGGCCGAACTTCAGGCAGCCGGTCCCCAGGCAGCCGGTCAGGTTGCGGCCCTGTCATCCATGACCCAGGCCGAACTGAAGGCATACCTGGCCCTGTACGCCCAGAAGGCCAAGATTGCCGACGCTGAAGCCAGGCGTGAACTGGCCCCGCTGAAGGCATCCCTTAACGCCCAGGCGAACGCTGCCACGGAAGCCTTCAAGGCCACCATCAAGAAGCTGAAGGTCAACGGCCACAACGCCATGAAGGCGTTTGCCGAAGGCATCCATGAAGGCATGGGTGCTGTGTCGGCCAGGCTACGCCAGGTGGCTGAACAGATCAGGCGTCTGCTGGGCTTCCAGTCCCCGACTGAGGAAGGCCCAGGCAGCAAGGCACACAAGTGGGCACCGGCCTTCATGGCCATGTACGCCACCGGCATCAAGAAGGGTGTTCCGAGACTGGCCGCCGAAGCTATGAAGGCAGCCAACGCCTTGAACTTCAGCCCGTCGCTTGGCGGAATCGGCCTGGCCGGTATGCCCAACAGCGTGGCCACGGGTGGGACGGTCATCAACCGGAACACCATCAAGATCGAAGTGAACGGGTCCCAGGACCCACGGTCTGCCGCCCAGGAAATCTACCGAGAACTTCACCGGATGGGCGTTGTCTAGTGGCCAGGCACATCTACATCAACGGCGTAGACCGGTTCAGGGACTATGTGGGGTCCTCGCTGGACCTGAAGGGTGCCCTGTCCTACGCCATTGACACCTGCCGGTTCAGGGTCAGGGGGGACAAACCGCTGTTCGGGTCCCGTGTGATCGTGGAAGACGATGACCTGGGCCGCCTGTTCGCCGGTTGGGTGGTCAACCCCGTCCTGGACCCGTATGACCCCGTGTCTGCCACGAAGATATGGACGGTGGACTGTGACGATGACACCTGGCGGCTGAACCACAAGCGGCTGACTGAGCGGATCGAAGGCGTCAACGCCACGGACGCCTTCCTGGACCTGGCGTCACGATACGCCCCAGACTTCGGGACGCTGCACGTTGCCGAGTGTGACCTGTCCATCGAATACCTGGACCTGATAGACGTGGCCATTGGTGACGCCTTCACGGCCATCTGTGACCAGGTGGGCTGGCACTGGTTTCCTGACTACTTCGGGGACCTTCACTTCTTCGACCTGAACGCCGGTGAATCGGCACCCATGGTCCTGAAGCCAGGCGGCAAGTTCACTGACTTCCAGATCGGTGAAGACGGGCAGGGCGTCAAGAACCGGATCACCGTTCGTGGGGGCGTGGGCAAGGGTGCCGTCACGGTACAGGCCGACTGGGTAGGCGACGGGTCCACACGGGAGTGGGTCACGGACCAGACGGCCTACCAGGTCAAGACGGTGACCGTGGGTGGCGTGTCCAAGATCGTGGGCCTGGACGGCGTGGATGACCCCACCCTGTTCCAGTACCTATACAACCCGTCATCCAGGACCCTGAAGGCACAGGACAACCAGGCCACCATCGGTGCCGGTGTCCACCTGCTGTTCACCTACTGGCCTGAAGTCCCCATCATCGTGACCGTGGATGACACAGACAGCCAGGCGGCCATAGCGGCCATCTTCGGCGGGGACGGCATCATTGAAGACACACTGACGGACGAAAGCCTGACCAACTTGGATCAGGCCACAGCTGCCGGTGAAGCCCAACTGCGGGAGTGGGCCAACCCGAAGGTCACCGTGTCCTTTGCCACCTACACCACGGGCTGGGCCCCTGGGCAGGTTGTCACCGTGGACCTTCCGGACCGTGACGCTGAAGGGCAGTTCATGGTCCAGGAAGTCAACATCAGCCCTTACACTTCAGAGGACTGGAAGTTCACGATCACGGCTGGGTCCACGCTTCACGGCCTGGCTGCCTGGCTGGCTGAGATCAGGAAGGCCCAGAAGTCCGTGAAGCCTGACGTGGCCACGGTTCTGAACAAGGTGGAAGCGGTGGCTGACAGTGTGGTGCTGACCGATACCGTGACCGTTGAAACCTTCACCGGAACGCCATTGGTTGATGAAGTAGGAACCGGCCAGGTTGGCCTGTCGGAAGTGGTGGCGTGATGAACGATGCCCTGAAGGTTGGCGTGAACCTGTGCGTGGAAGTCCGTGACGCCGAGTCCGGACGGCTGCTGCACACCGAACAGGGACACAACCTGGTGGTGGCCGCTGGCCGCAACATCATCCGTGATGCCCTGTACGGCTCAAGAACTGGGATCGGGCTGTCAGCCATATCCCTGGGCACAGGCAACACGGCAGCCAACGCCAATGACACGGCCCTGGTGTCCCAGGTGAACACCGGTGGCATCAGCCAGCGGTCACTGGGGACCGGCCAGATCATCGTCCAGCGGTTCATCGGCAGCCAGGAAGCCAACGGCAACACCCTGGCCGAAGTGGGGCTGTGGGTTGGTTCCACGCTGTTTGCCAGGTACGTCCTGGCCGCCACCGTCAACAAGACTTCCGCCGTGACGCTGACGATCACCTGGTCAGTGGCAATCGGAACACCGTAAGGAAGGACTGAACGATGACCCTACAGGTATTCCCGAGTGCCAACAACGTGGGCGGCGGCAAGGCCCTGTCTGAGCCCAACCTACGAACCACCTGGGCAGGTGACTACAACTGGGCGGTGTACGGCCTGAGCCTGTCACTGTCCGGTGGTGTGGTTACGGTGACAGCCGGTGAAGCCGTCATGGGCGGCCACCTGGTCCGCCAGTCAGCCCCGCTGGCAACATTCGACCTAGCCGCCCTTGGCACAAACGCCACACGGTTCATCCACCTGAAGGTCACCTGTGACGGATCGGGCAACGTGTCCGACGCCCAGGTAATCCATGAAGCCACCTGCAACTGGATGGCCGGTTCCGCCCCCACAGTCTTCTGGCTGTGTCTCGGACGGGTCAAGACCAGCGGGACGGCCATCACCGAAGTGGTCAACGCCGTCCACTTCCCGCCCCACGGCCAGGGCTTCGTGGGACTGGCAACCAAGGCAGAAGACCAGACGCTGAACAACTGTGCAGCCGGTAGCAACTATGAAGTGGCCTATCTGTTCCTTTGGCGGGTCATGGCCCCACGCCCCTGCATGATGAAGATCGAATCCATGCTGCACTGTCACACGGACGGTGACCGCAACGTATACGCTGGCATCAGCGACGATGACACGCCCAACACACGGCTGATCGGGGCCGTCATGCGGTCCGAGGGTGCAGCACACTGGATGCCGTTCAACATCAGGGGTTACAAGTACATGGCCGCTGGTGAAACCCTGAGCCCACGGGTCCATGTGAACCCTTCGACCGGACCGGCTGACATAACGATTGCGTCTGGTTCGTATACCAACCTGGCAGCGTGGATGATGGACAACACGGCAGGACTGTAAGGACCGATCCCGACCAAAGGACACCGGAACATGGCTGGCGAAGCGACACAGGAAGACCTGAAGCGAATCTACGATGAACTGGCCAACGTCCGTGGTCAGGTTGGCGACGTACACGGACAGGTCAGTGACGTGGCCCTGGCACAGATCGAAACGGCCACCATCCTGAAGGGTCTGAAGGAAGCCCTGGACAAGCAAAGCCTTGACAGGGCCCTGACGTGTCCCACCAGACCGGACGTGAACAAGGTCCTGACGGTTGCCTACGCCATTGGCGGCAAGGAAGACCCCGTGGCCGGTGCCACCGTCCTGGTCAGCCGAGTGTCAATCATGTGGAAGGCCGGTATCTGGGTGGGTGGCATCCTTGTGACAGCCGCCGTGATCCCCAGTGCCGTGTGGTTCTTCAAGTGGATAGGCCACGCCATAGCTTTGGCCGTGGCCACTAGGTAGAAGGCAGGTGACCGGCATGGTACATCGTCCACACTTCGACGCTGGGCACGGCGGTTCCGATCCTGGGGCCGTTGGTCTGGTCCACGAAGATGACACCAATCTGGCCATCACGCTGAAGTGTGTGGCGGCTGCCAAGCGTCAGGGATGGGACCCGTTCACCACCAGGACCACGGACCGGACCATCCTTCTGGCGGATCGGGCGAAGAAGGCCAACGCTGAAGGTGCTGACGTGTTCGTGAGCGTCCACAGCGACTGGTCCAAGGGCTTCGATGGCATGGCAGCCATCACCCCCACAAACCATGACACCAAGGCGTCCTGGCGGCTTGGGGACTTCATCCTGGACGAACTGGACCCGATCACGGCGGCCAGGGATGACGTGAAGCTGTATACGGACCGGCGTGGCCTGGCGGTCCTGCGGGGAACCGGTATGCCAGCCACCATCGTGGAAGTCTTGAGAGTCTCGGACGCCAAGCTGAAGGACCCCGTGTTCCAGACCGAAGTGGCAGAAGGCATCATCCAGGGGCTGTGCCGGTTCTACGGTGTGGAGTACGTCCAGCCTGGGAAGCCCAGGCCGCCCAAGCCCAAGCCGCACAAGAAGCTGCCGGTGCTGTCTGCGGGTGACACCGGCCATTACGTCAAGATCGTCCAGCGAGTGGTGGGCGTAGATGATGATGGGGTCTACGGGCCCGTCACCAAGAAGGCCGTCATCACGTTCCAGAAGAAGCACGGCCTGGACGCTGACGGGATCGTGGGACCGGCAACCTGGCCGGTCATCCTTGACCACCGATAGGAAGGGGTCTGCTGTGAAGAAGCCCGAGTGGATGACGGAAGCCACCTGGAAGGCCATCAGGACGGCCTGGCAGACGTTCATGGGCGTCCTATGCCTGGCGTTCATCACCGTGGCCCAGGTCTACGCCCAGGGCGGCATCTGGGACTGGTCATTCCTGTGGCGTCAGGGCGTGGTCCTTGGCGTGTCAGCCGTGGCCGCCTGGTGGATGAACCGCCCCAAGAAGGGCGTGGACGTGGCCAAGCGGATCGGCAGCTACGGCGGGACTGACTGATGGCTGCCCCCCGCCCCGTCTGGCAGATCGTCAAACGCCTGGCCGGTCATCCTTCGTTCGAAGTCATGGCCACGGTCAAGGGTCCCGACGCCCTGACGGTCCTGAAGAAGTGGCACAGCAGCCGACCCGATCAGGACGCCTACGAACTGAAGGACGGGGCCGGTTACCTGGAAGGCCAGGGCGTGGTCATCCAGGCGGTCCCCGAAGGCTGGCTGGACGCTGACACGGGCTTGCCCGTATCCTGAGCCCACGGCAGATCATCTGCCTACCTGTGTGAGAAGGCCCCTGCTGTCCAGGTGGGGGCCTTCTTCTCTGCCGGTGTGGATGGTTGACACACACAGTCCACTGGGAAGATACTGTGCAGACGAATCGTTCTACCACTGGGAAGGTGGGCACTATGCGATACGGCGTCAATGGGTATTCCAAGTCAGCCCTGTTCGAAGACGGCTATCTGGGGACCGTCTGTGTTGAAGCGGCTGACGCTGACCAGGCGATAAGTCAGGGGGCAAAGTTCTTGACCGGTGCCGTGGCCTTCAGTGCCAAGGAATCCGAAGACCAGTCACAACCGCTGTCATGGCCGAACTGCTGCACGGAGGCAGACACCTGTTCGGCCTTCAGCATGGGCATGGACTGTCCCACGGCGGAAGACCCTGAAGCCGCTGATGACGGTCTGACATTCACGAAGTCCTGCTACGAAGGGGGCCGGTAGACCATGAAGCATGACCACTACACCGTGGAAGCCATTGAGCGGATCATCGAAGACCACAGCACGGTCATTCACCAGTGGGACCTGTCAGACGTGGTGGGCCTGGCCATCACCCGAATCAGTGACTTCCGGATGGACAGCATGAAGGAACTGTCCATGGCCCAACAGGTGGTCATTGACAGCCTGGTTGACGATGCAACCAGCGGCCTTGCCCGTGGGGCCCGAACCAGGATCAGGGACGCCAAGCATCTGATGAAGGAAGCAAGGGAAGACCTGGACCGGATGACCTACTGGGACACCATCCTGAGAACGGCCAGGGCCATGATGGACGATGGGGTCACTTACGTTGACCAGACGCCTTCCACGGACCTAGCTGCACAGTAGAACGAATGACAGGAAGGTGGGGTACACTACCCCTGACGCCGGTTCCAGGCCCCCGAGTCTGGCCCACCTTCCCAGGTAGCGTCCAGGTTGCCCCGTCAGGGAAGCCGTAAGCCGAAGGGCTGTAGGCTGTGACTGACGGGGCTTCCGCTTTCATGTGGTTCTGTGTATCATCCAACTGAGCGCAACAACCAACCTGGGAAGGGGGTGAACGCAAATGCCGGTAGAAGTCAGACACGCCAAGAAGGTCACCCGTGGGATCACCACGGCAGACCTGGCCAGGGCATGGGGTATGACGCCCCAGGCTGCTGAGAAGCGGGTGAACAAGCCCGAAGCCCCCAGGCCCATCGTCGTCATCACAACCATGGACGATCAGGGCCACGCCACGAAGGAACAGAAGGTCTGGACGCCAGACCAGTGGGGCCTGTAGAGCCCTGGGAAGGTGGGAAGCACGATGGCAACTGCACCAACACCCTTTGACCGTCTGAAGGTCAAGGATGAAGCCCACTGGTTGGAGATCAGGAAGACCGGCGTGGGCGGATCGGACGCCCCCGTGGTGGCTGGCCTGAGCCCGTGGAAGTCCCCGCTTCAGTTGTGGATGGAGAAGACCGGCGCAACCGAACCGGAAGACATATCCGATGTGGCAGCCGTCCGGTGGGGCAACATCCTTGAACCGGTCCTGGCCGCCGAGTACGCCAAGCGGAACCCGTCCGTGAAGGTCAGGCGGGAATCCGCCGTCCTGCGGTCCAAGGAATACCCGTTCATGCTGGCAACCCTTGACCGGCTGGTGACCTGCCCTGAGCGTGGGCGGGGCGGCCTGGAAATCAAGACCGCTGGCTTCTTCCCTGGCCAGACCTGGGGCGAAGACGGGGCCGATGATGGGGTGCCCGATCACTACCAGCTTCAGGTCCAGCACTACCTGGAAGTCACGCGCTTTGACTTCTTCGATGTGGCCGTGCTGATCGGCGGCCAGGATGACCGGTACTACACCATCATGCGGGACGCCGAGTTGGGGGCCGCCCTGGCCGAACTGGAAGGCCGATTCTGGGACCTGGTTGTGACCAACCGGATGCCCGACCTGACCGGCCACAGTGATGAAGCGTCGGCCCTGCTGGCCATGTTCCCCAACGCCAACAAGGATGCTGTCCTGGACTTGTCCGACGATGCCGAAGCTGTACGATGGGCAACGGAGTACCTGGAAGGTCATCAGACCGAAGCGAACGGCAAGGCCCTGAAGGATCGGGCCAAGTCCAACCTGAAGGCCCTGATGGGCGAAGCGGCCAAGGTCAAGGTGGGAACCGCCACCTGCAACTGGTCACGCTTCCCGAAGAAGAAGGTTGACCTGGACGGGATCACGGCTGAAGTGCCTGACGTGGTGGCACGTCACACCAGCCACAACCCGTCTGAGCGGTTCACGGTAACGCCTGGGAAGGCATAGCACACGGGAAGGTGGGAACCAGCATGACAACCGATCCAAGAGAACTGCACCAGCGGGTCAGGGAACAGTCACAGGAACTGGCCACGCAACAGCAGACGGCCATGACGCCGGTGGCGTCCATCCAGTCCGTGATCGCCAAGAACATGAACCGGATCACCCAGGCCCTGCCTGAAGCCGGTATGACACCTGAGCGTCTGGCCACGGTGGCGTTCCTGATGATCCGGAAGAACCCCAAGCTGTTGGAGTGCAGCCCTGAGTCCCTGGTGGATTGCGTCATCCGGTCCGCCCAGTTGGGCCTTGACCTAGCTGTGCCGAACAACGCCCACATGGTCCCCTACGGGACTGAAGCCACGTTCCAGATCGGCTACATGGGCATGATCGAACTGTCCAGGCGGTCCGGTGAAATGAAGTCCATCGTGGCCAGGCCGGTCTTCGAAGGTGACGACTTCCGGTATTCGTTCGGGCTCAAGGATGACCTGCACCACGTCCCTGGCGACGGGGAACAGACGTGGGACAACCTGACCCATGTGTATCTGGTGGCCAAGTTCGTCAACGGCGGCCACCACCTGGCGGTTATGTCCAAGGCCCAGATTGAAGCCCACCGTGACCAGTTCGCCAAGGGCCTGGACCTGAAGAAGTACGGGGAATACACCAGCCCCTGGCGGACCAACCCCATCCCCATGGCACTGAAGACCATCGTTCGCCAGGAATGGCGTTGGCTGCCGGTGTCCACGGAAGTCCGCCAGAAGGTGGCCGAAGTGGAGGCCGCCGAAGTGGAAGTGATCGAAGGCAAGCCAGCGGGGGCCGTGTGGCTGGACGGGATGCTGGATGCCCCGCCCAAGGGTCAGACCGATCCTGAGCCCCAGCCCGACGCCAAGCCCGAAGCGGCGGCATCCCAGACCAAGGCCGCCAAGAAGAAGGCCGAAACCAAGCCCGAACCTGAGCAGCCCAAGGAACAGACGGCCTACTGCCGTTCCTGTGGGGCTACCCAGCAGGTGTCAGCGGACTGTCAGGAAGAAGACCTGTTCCACACCCTGTGTGATTCCTGCCAGAAGCCCGATATGACCCTGACGGCCCCGAAGGCCGCCAAGGCTGCCGAGTAACGGCCATGGCACGGAAACGGGTGATTGACCCGTCCTTCTTCACGGACGGTGAACTGGCGGACCTACCGGCGTGGCTACGGCTGTTCTACATCGGCCTTTGGACCGAAGCGGAAGACAGCGGGTGCTTCGATGGGGACGCCAGGACGCTGTGGAAGCGTCTGGTGGCCGGTGAAGTCATCACCTGCCCCGACTGTGGCAAGGCACACAGCCTGACGCCACAGGACGTGGAAAACGCCCTGGGTGTCCTGGAAGGGCTGGGCAAGGTCCAGCCCTACCAGGTCCAGGGGAACGGTGCCGGTCTTCGCCGGTACTACTGGCTGGTGAACTTCGGGAAGTGGCAGCGGATCGACTATCCCACGCCCCCGAAGCTGCCGCTGCCTGACTTCATCATCTGGCACGGCGAATCCGAGTACGCCGAAGGCAACAAGGGCGAAGAAGGATACCGGCCAAACAGAAGACGCTGGCACTACGCTATCATGTAGTGTACTGTGACAACCAACCGAAGAACTATCCATCAGGGAAGGTGGGAATCAGCATGAAGATTGTTCAGTTGACGGCTGAGAACGTGAAGCGGCTCAAGGCGGTGGAGATCACGCCGGACGGGGCCATTCAGATCGTGGCTGGCCGCAACGCCCAGGGCAAGTCATCGGTCATTGACTCCATCTGGATGGCCCTGAAGTGGTCAGCGGCCACCCATTCCACGCCCAGGCCGATCCGTGACGGCGAAGACCAGGCCCGTGTGACGCTGGACCTGGGTGACCTGAAGGTGACCAGGACGTGGGACGGGGACAAGGTGTCCCTGACGGTGGAAGACGCCAACGGCGTCCCCCAGGGCCGCCCCCAGGAACTGCTGGACCGGCTGGTGGGCAAACTGTCCTTTGACCCGCTGGCCTTCACCCAGCAGGGGGACAAGGACCAGGTGTCCACGCTGATGGGCCTGGTTGAACTGCCCTTTGACCCCGAGTCCATGGCCATGAAGCGTCAGGCCATGTATGACAAGCGGCACCTGATCGGCCAGGAAGCCACCCGCTTCAAAGGTGCCTTCGAAGCCATGCCCATCATGGCGTCCAACGGTCTGCCCTACGAAGACCTGCCCACCGTGGAAGTTCCCATGGGCTCACTGGTGTCTGAGTACCAGGTGGCCGTGGAAGCCGCCAACGCACGGGGCAGGGCGGAAGACTATGTGCGGAACGAACAGGCCACCGTTGACCGCCTGACCGCCGAACTGAAGGCGGCCAAGGACCGGCTGAAGGTCTACCAGGCGTCCGTGGACACCATGCGGCCCATGGACGCCATTCAGGCTGACGTGGATCACCTGAAGGTCCAGATGGACGAAGCCGAAGCCACCAACAAGGCCATCCGTGAAGGCGTGGCGTACTTCGCTGCCAAGAAGACCTGGATGGACGCCAAGGCCGAGTGGGACGAACTGGACGAAGCCATAGCCCACCTGGACCAGACCAAGGCCGATGCCCTGGCTGCCGCCAAGTTCCCCATTGATGGCCTGTCCTTCGATGACAACGGCGTGACCTACAACGGTGTGCCGTTCCGCCAGGCGTCTTCCGCCGAACAGCTGAAGGTGTCGCTGGCAATCGCCATGGCCCTGAACCCCACCCTGCGGGTCATCCGGATCACGGACGGTTCCCTGCTGGACGCCGAGAACCTGGCCCTGGTGGAATCCATGGCCACGGACAATGACTTCCAGGTGTGGGTGGAACGTGTTGGCGACGGTGACAAGGCCGGTGTGGTCATCGAAGACGGGCGGGTGCTGTAGCCATGACGAACTGGGACCTGTTGCAGCAAGGGCGTCAGATCGTCCAGGCGGCCATGGACATTCAGTCCAGCCGTGGCGTCCCGTCTTCCGTGCCGTTCATGCAGACAGCCGAAGCCTGGATGAAGGACACGCTGGAAGCCGATCCTGAGCCCCTACCCACCTTCATCGTGCCCGAAGGACCGCCCCCGCTGGTCCACCGGCTGGACTTCGCCGGTGGGGCCATCCAGGTGGCCACGATGATGCCGAGTGACCACCAGATCACCAACCTGGCCCTGGAACTGCGGAACAACCTGTCCGGTGGCGAACAGTCCACACGCCTGGAATACACGCCTGACTACCAGGTGGTGTCACGATGAGCGACAAGACAAGCATAGCCTGGACTGACGCAACGCTGAACTTCGCCTATGGATGCCAGAAGGTGTCACCGGCGTGTCAGAACTGCTACGCCATTGGGGCGGTGGATCGGCTGGTGTCCTTCGGTCACCGTGAACTTGCCGGTGCCGTTGTCCACTCGGCTGGACAGTCTGGCGTCCGCACGATGTGGTCTGAACGGATCATCCTGAAGCCTGAGCGGATCGACCAGGCACTACGGTGGAAGAAGCCCCGCCGTATCTTCATCAACAGCCTGTCCGACACGTTCCATGACCAGGTTCCTGATGACGTGCTGGACCGGCTTTGGGCCACGATGGCGGCCACGCCCCAGCACACCTACCAGGTGCTGACGAAGCGTCCTGAACGGATGCTGTCCTACCTGCGGACGGCTGAAGTCCGAGTCAGGATGCTGGACCTGTGCAACCGTCAGCTGGATTCCGTCCGCTTTGACTGGCCGCTGCCCAACGTCTGGCTGGGCGTCACAGCCGAAGGCCAGGCGTCGGCGGATCGGCGTATACCGCTGCTGCTTCAGACACCGGCAGCCGTCCGGTTCGTGAGCATGGAACCGCTGCTGGGGCCGGTGGACCTGACTATGCTTGGCTATGACCCGCCAGGACACGGGACTGGCCC